CAAATGCTGGTGGCGGTGAATTTTGCCAATGATCAATGTTCCTTTTGGGATCATCATTTCGCGGGCATAAGTGCAACATCCATACTTTTCGTCTTTTGGCGTGAAGTAATGGGTCAGGGTGCAATCTTCAAGGGTTGACTGAACTACGCCGCTGTCGATTAAATCTTGTAAACCATTTTCAATAACCAAAATTTTATCTCGAAATTGCACTTTGACGCGCTCAGGATCGGCAACAGCAAAGCCTTTGCCGTATGTTACTGAGGATGGTGCGTATGTGATCATGATGCCATGATTACCCAGTTTGTACCGTCCGACACAAGGGTTGCCCATGCGCCTATGCTGGCAGCAAGGATTGCTGTGCCCGCCGAAGTGCCACCAATTGGCACAACATTGCTAGACGCTGACACCAGCGTCTGAGTTTGCAAATTTTTAAAAGTCACCACTCGACTAACCCATGATGAAGCTGCGGGAAGTGTGACCGTGCAAGTTGAACCCGACTTGTTGTTGATGACCCAACCCTCGTTGTCAGCAAGCGTAAAGTCAGCGGTTTTAGTCGCCACTACACCAGAACCACCATTGGCAACACTTAACACACCGTAAACTTGAGTTGCTATGTTGATAGTACCTGTTGAATTATTCAAGTTGGCAATGACCGAACCACCAAGGTTTAACACACCATCGGTTGTTACATCACCGGTTAAAGTAATGCCATTAACAATGCCATTACCCCGAACTCTGGTGACCGTACCCGCACCTAAATTTATCAACGCTTGAGCAGCCGTAGAAGCGCCAGTGCCACCGTTGGCAATTTGTGCAACGCCTGATTCAGATCCACCCGAAATTACAAATAAATTATTAAAAAATCGAAACCATTCCCGCGAAATTAACCCTGTGTTTGGATCAAGCAGGGCTACCCGCGCAGAAGGTATTTTTGTAATATTTGGTGAGGTATCAGGCATTGGTTGCGCTCATATTAAGTTCAGCACCCATAATTGCTATTTTTACCTGATCTGTGCCCGACACTTCATAAACACGGTCGCGCAGCTTTAACGTCATGCCCAATCTGCGCCAAATAACACGGCGGCCCCATTGACCAGTTAGGCCCATTGAGCGCCAGTGTTCGTTACTCCAAGTATGACCACCATCATCAGACCAACGCAACATAACTTGTGGGTCAATTGCCGTGGCCGTAGGAAGACCTGTTTCAATTAGTATTTTGCCGCCTGTAACAGCAGGCCCGTCAACAATCACAAGTTGACCACCATTTTCTTGCACAAGTTCACTGCCACTTTCGGTCAGTATTACATCGTTAGACGCAGGGTCAATGTATTCCCACACAAGAAAATCACCATTTTCAGCAAGCAAATCGTCATTTGCGCTTGAAATGTCAACAATTACAATCGGCGTAGTGACATTAGAACTTATAGCGCCTGTTTCTGCGTCAAGCTGAAGTGAATGTTGGGCAGTACGTTTTAGATTGTTTGTGCCTGTAGGAAGCGCCCGCCATGACCGAAGCCATTTCTGCACTGCGCCGTTGTCTGAAAATACATCTAAGTCAAAAGCATAAATGTTGCCAAGTTCATGGTCGCCTACAACAATTTCGTTGCTAAACGACATTTGGCAATTTGACCGATGGCGGGTAAAAGAGCCGTTAATAAACGCGGCGCGCTCATGCCACAGCGAAGTGGCAACGTCAAACACCCAAGTGGTGTTGGCTGACGGAAAAATCAACACATAAAACGAATGGCCGTCTTGCTGGTATGTGTAGGCAATCGCATCCGACAAATTGCCATATTGTTGAATCTGCCACTCAACAGCATGGGTAGACACACGTTGCGCGGTGTAGCCATTAGCGCGGTAAACAATACCACGGCCACGGGCATCAGCGCCTAGCCAGAAAATACCATTGTCCAATTTGGCAACCGAGAACGCCGCAATACAGCCAACTTCGTTAAACGCGCCTTGAACGGGGCTTAATGGAAAATCAGCAGCACCTGAGTCATACCAGACCTCAACAGAGTTAGTGCCAAACAACCACGCTTCACGGTGATCAACCAAAATCGACACCAAGCCGTCAGGAGAGCCTTCAGCGCTTGCAAAATCAAGAGGGTTTATGGATGTACCATCCAGTAATTGCGTGATCCACAGACGCTGACTATTGGGTTCATTGAACACAAAATAACCATCCAAATAACCCACGGTAACTGCGCCAGGAAAATCTGGGTCATCAATTTGTTTAAACTCAAGCGTCAGGCTGTTGTAAATAAAACTAGGGCCATTGCAAGCAATAAACAATTGTGTGCCGTTGTCTGACATGCTGACAGGGCCAGACGATCCAGAAACTGTGCCAATAGGAAACGTGTTCCAGAGCGTATCAATTCTGTATAGCACTTCACCAGATACGGCGTAGCCATAACCGCCAAATTGCCATAACCCGCGAATTGGGCCATCGCCCATATTGGCAAGGAGTTTTAGGCCCGGGGCGCGGTTCAGAAACGCTGGTTCTTTTCCACCCTCGGGAACAACCTCGGGAAAAAGATTGACCATGCGGGCATCGGCAGCATTTACCGATCGCGCAACATAAGTGCCGCCCAGAATCGGTGTTTTCATTAGTAGTTACCGGCGTAAATGTTGAAACGCTGGCGTGTTGCCACAATCGCATAAGGCAACGACATCACATCGTCTGGGTTATTGATGCGCTTGAGATTGCGCTTGCTGGTCATGGCAATGCGCTGCACTTGTGGGCTTGGCTCAACACCAAACTCAGGCGCAATTTCCATTGCCAAGTTGTAAGTAAACGCCCGCAAATAGCCTGGTGGAAACAACATTTGCGTTGCCAACGTAGCGGGCTGATTTAGTTTTTCAACTGAAATAAAGTGCCATTCCAAATCCCGTGTGGGTCTTGGGTAGACCGTCATGGTGAAATTAGGGTATGTGTTATTGACAAAAATAACTTGCGGGTATGTGGACGTTACGGTTTTGACCGCAATACCGTCATACTGTTGCTGATTGATAAACTTAATACCAAACGACACGTTTGTGCCTGGGTCACGGTAATAAGTTGCATCGTCTAGCAACACGGGGCGCAAACCCACAAAGTTACCAGTTGGGCCAAGAGTGCGGGTAATCTCACCGGCAGGCCAAGTAAAGATTTGATCTTGTGTGGCAAACACCGAAAGTCGTTCGGTGTTCCATGAGTCGATCATTTGATCAAGCGCGGTCAGCGCGTCATTTGACATGTCTGCCGAAGGTGTTTCACCTTCAGCCAGTACACCTAGCAAGCGCAATGCTCGGTTGATTTGTTCGCCAGCGGTGTACGTTGCCATTCTCAGACTCCTTCGGTTGCACCCTCGACAACTTGAGTTCGACGGGTAGATTTGCGTTTTGTCCCCAATACGTTTACAGGGGCCGCATCTTCGGAGTCCGAAGGCGTATTTACATTGTAGCGTGTCCAGCCATTATTTTCATCTGCAACAGCTTCAAGTTCCATTGTGGCAACTTTACAGCCATGAACTGGGTGGTTAAGATAAATCGTTGGCATTGATGTTTTCCTGCTGTTTTAGCTGTTCAAGCCAATATCCACAATCTTGTAACGCACCGAGCGTTGCATCCAAATCTGAACGCAAACGCTCGGCTTGTTTTTGCAGACTTTGCACCCGTTCCATTATTACTTCACGAGTGATCATCTTTAAGCAGCAATAGCAACCGTAGAGTACAACGGCAAGTAGCGAATGCCGTCAGGCGTAACTACTTTAAGCACTTGAACTGGACGTGCTGTTGAACCGGCTGTTGTGTCTTGCAAGAATTTGCCAGTGCCCTTAGTTACACCGGCCAAATTGAACAAAGTACCGCTTGTGTCAAATGTTGCTTTATCAGCGCCATAAGTACTCAAGTAAAAGAACGATGTATTTGTACCCGTAACAGCGCCGCTAGGCATACCGATTTCGGCTTCAAATGCAGCGTAAGTACCTTGCGTACAGCCAGCAGACAAAACTACTTCACCAACAGTACCCGAAGCCAGCCCAGTTACTCGGCCGCTTGCGCCGAATGCTAGGTAGCCATATAGACCATTAGCGTATGCGCCCAACGCAACATTTGCTTCTAAGTCTGACTTGCTTGCCCAACCCACAGCCCCAGCACCCGTGAGAGTAAGGGTAGTTGTAACAGCAGCAGCGTTGGTGCTACCAGTTGATGCGTCTGTAACATCAACGGTTGAAGCGCCAACCACAGTTATGCTATCAAATTGAGGATCGCTATAAGCGACTCCTACGGCTTTTGTATTTGGCATTATTTTTCCTTTAAAAATGAGGGCCGAAGCCCCCATTTAGGTTTAGGCAATACGGTACGCAGTCCAAGTACCGTCGCCTGTTTTACGAGCGCGGAACTGGGCCGAAGTATTAACAGCTACCGCAGCAACACCGACAATTGTCCAACCAGTGCCAACAGCCAAAGTGACTGAATCAGAACCGGCTGCGTCGATATTGATGATAGTAAAGTCAAATGCGGCATTTACTTTAGAAGCACTAGAAATGTCTGCTTCAACCAAAGCTACGGTTGGCAAAGTTAAATTGCCAGCAGCGCCGTTGAATACAAACAAACCATTTGCCAGTTCAGCAGTTGTCATTGTCGCAGCAGCAGCTACGGCTGTTGGAGCGCCTTGAACAAACAGTTGTGCTTCGCCGGTATTACCGTCGCCAAGCTGGTAGCCACCAGCACCATTAGGGAGAGCCATGATATTTTCCTTTAAAAGATGTTACGAAATGACGCCCCCGAGGGGGCATTCAGATTAGCCCCAGATACGGCAGGCCATTTGTGGACGAATTGTGCTGA